GAGCACCACCTGATTTTGATCTACATACAATTAAATTTTTTTTAACAAATTGTTTTGAAATTTTTTCTATATTTACAGAATAGTCATCTACATCTAGACAACCCCATTTACATTTATTATCTTCATTGATGGGTATAACACCTAATCCAATTTTACCAGATAGGTGTTCTACCCATAAGCTTTCATCATACTTTTCTCTTATTGTTTTTCCATATCCATCAAGCTTAGGTCCTTTTCTTTCTGTAATAAAAAAATGACCATAAGCCCGATGTAGACCTGGAAATATTCTAAAGAGTTTAGAATGGTGCATCTTCTCCAGACGTTTCTGTTGGTTCTGATGCTTTAACTTTTCCAGTTGTTACTGAATCAGCTAATTTTTCTGCCTCTTTGAAAATGTCTTTAGTTTCAATTTGGCCTGCTTCTTCTATTTTATATTTATGCCAATTACCTAAATCGTTCTCTGCTTCGACTGTAGATAATTTAAATTTATATAAAAATGAAGGTGCTTCAACTGTTTGACCTTTGACATTTATTCTTTTCATTTTAAGAAGTGTATTCCACTTTCTTGAAACGCCTAGATTACTAGATGTCATTGTCAATACTGCAGGTGAATAACCATCAGCAGTTTTAACTAAAACAAAATGTTCTGCTGTATCAACTATTTGATTTTCGCCTAACATTGTTTTTCTAGTTTTAGGATCAGTTACAGCTTTTTCAGGCTTGTAATCATGTACTGCTACAAGTCCGCCACCTTTATCTCTAGGTACCCACTCTACATAGGTTTTTCTGTATCCACAAGGTATTACTTCTAAACTGTCTTTGTATAGTTCATTTGTAACAGTATTAAATATCATACCTTCATCAGCTCCATCAATGTATTTCTCATCTTTCTTTTTACGTTGAGGTGAACCTGATTGTATTATCGCAAGTCTAGGTATAGTAACGTCATCGTTACTTATATTTTGTAACCCTTTACCTGCGTTTGCTAAAATTAAATCATCTGATAATGTTGCAATTTCAGAATTTGATTTTTTAGCGATTTGTTTATCACTCATTATTTCTCCTTTCCAAGTGTTACTTTTGCAATTGAAGCTTCGTATGTATTAAATAAACCCTCTGGAAGAGTTTGACCTAATTTATACTGATCTTTTGCAAAAGCTTTTAGTGTTTGTGAATGGACTGTACTGTTTTCGTCATAAGGTATATTTTTAAAATTTTTATTTAATACCTTAATTAACTTATCAGCTTCGTCATATTCACCTTTCGCAAAACTTACTTTAACATCGTGTTTAATAAGTCCTGCGTGTCCATTTTCTTCTAACCATTTTAAAGCATCTGCTTTTTTATCTAATGGTATAGAACAAAATATTTCGTCTTTTACTTTTATTTGACTTCCATCTTTTAAATCGAAACGTGTCATTCCATTACACGCCCTCATAGCATCTGGTAGCTCTCGTTCTTCTATTTCTCTAATCTCTGCTTTTAAAGTTTTCAATCTTTCTTCTTCTTTAGCAAGATTTTTTTTCTTCTCTACCAATTTATTACCAATTTTAGTTACTACTTCTAGTCCTACATTTGGTAATTTTTTCTTTTTACTATGCTTTTCAACTTCGTCAAATATCCATGTTTCTTTAGACATCGCTTTCTCCTTTCTGATACATATTTATTTTTACATTATAATAGCAACTATTTTCTCTATCCCATTTAAGTATATTTACTTTTCCATTATTAACTTCAGAAGCAATTATACAAGAAATTCCAATAGCTACTGGATCACCCATCGCAAGAATAAAATCATCATCATTATAATCTTTTAATTTCTGACGCATCAATCTTACTACAGGAGCAGACGATAATGTAATTTGTTTACCAGGATTTAATAACGGTATCAATTCGCCATATCTTCCCGCTGCAAGAATATTAACTCTAGGATTTTCTTGCACTACATAAACTTTCGCCATAGTTCTCCTTTCTCATTTTTAGATTTACTTATAAATTATATTCTATATAAAGTAAATTAATAATTAGAAAACAGAAAGAATATATGCAAGTACAGTTTATAGATGATAATGATTTTATAAAGTATAAGTTTAAAACAAAACCTTATAAACATCAATATGATGCATTTTTAAAATGTAAAGATAAAGATAGTTACGCTTTGTTTATGGAACAAGGTACAGGTAAATCTAAAGTAATCATAGATAATATCGCTTATCTTTATAGAGAAGGTAAAATAGATACAGCAGTTATTGCAGCACCTAAAGGTGTATATCGTAATTGGTTAAGCTCTGAGTTTAACACTCACATGCCTGATGATGTAAAAGAATTTACTGAAATGTTAGTATGGTCTCCTAACGAAACTAAATCTAATATAGAATCACTTACAGATTTTTTAAAACCCAATCATAATTTAAAATTCTTTATTATAAATATAGAAGCTCTATCTACAGACAAAGGTAAAAACTATTTACATAGATTATTAAATTCAAGTAAAGCTTTTTTCTGTATAGATGAAAGTACAAATATTAAAAATAGAACAGCAAGAAGAACAAAAGCTTGTCTTAAATTAGGTCGTCTTGCAAAATATAGAAGAATATTAACTGGTACACCAGTAACTCAAGGTCCATTAGATTTATGGGCTCAAGTAAATTTTCTTGATGAATATATTTTACAAAATAGTTTCTATGCTTACAGAAATACTTTTTGTGTTATTAGACGTAGGCGAGTATCTACTCATAGTTTTGATGAAATTGTAGGTTATCAAAGACTAGAAGAATTACAATCTATATTAGATAAACATAGTTTTAGAGTTACTAAAGAAGAATGCTTAGATTTACCACCAAAAGTACGAACTATTAGACAAATAGACATGACGCCGGCTCAGAAGCTCATGTACACTCAACTTAAAAAACGTGCTATACTAGAGCTAGAACAAGAGAAATTAGTGACTGCGCCTCTTATAATCACACGAATTCTACGTTTACAGCAGATATTATGTGGATTTGTTAAATTTGATGATGGAACTGAAGAAGTTATTAAAGGTAGCAATCCTAGGTTAGATGAACTTATGGATGTACTTGAAGAAACTCAAGGTGGTGTAATTATATGGGCTACATTTAGAAGAACTATACAAATGATCCGTGACGCACTAGCTAAAAAATATGGCGCAAGTAAAGTTGCTACATATTATGGAGAAACAGAATCAGAGGTAAGACAAGAAATAGTTGAGAAGTTTCAAAAAGGAGAGATTAAATATTTTATAGGCCAACCTAGAACTGGTGGATATGGTCTTACATTAACTAATGCTAAAACAGTAATATATTTTAATAACACTTATGATATGGAAGTAAGATTACAATCAGAAGATAGAGCACATAGAATAGGTCAAAAAGATAAAGTATTATACATAGATTTTGTTTGTCCTAAAACTATAGATGAAAAGATACTTAAAACTTTAAGTAATAAGAAAAAACTTGCAGATCAAATAACAGGTGATAATTGGAAAGAATTATTTATCTAGGTGGACCACCGAAGAACGCAAGCAAACATAATAAGATAATAAGAATTGCTGTAAATCTGTAATCCACTTGGCATACTCCATATTATTTTCTTTTAATTATGTCGGCTCCTTTCAATCCGTAGATAGCTGATACAACACCAATAAACAATGCTTGATACCAGTAAGGCATATTATTAAATTGATCGAAGAATAATTTTAATTTAGCATGAATTTCTGGATCGTCAGAAAAAATAGAATACACCAATATAAGAACAGGAGCGGATACCAAAATGAGCACGAACTCATCCTTCCAGCCCTGCTGATTATTTTTAATAACTTCTTTTTTATATTCCAATTCTCCATTGGCCATCCTTTCTGCATGTTTCATTTCAGCCATAGATTCAAATTCTTTAGCTTGTCTACGATTAGCTGCAATTTTCATTCCAGTTTTAATCATTCCCGGGACAAGCTTACTTGCAATATTAAGCCACATTGATAGCCTCCTTATGTAACCATTCTTTTACATTAAAGCCTGGACAATTAGGTTTGTTATCTTGTACATCACAATGACCAAGAACATCAGTTATGTCTGAATATTTGTCCATTATCATATTTATTAAATCTTTTAAAGTTAAAAATTGTTCTAGAGTAAAATTATTTTCTGGTCCTCCATCTTCTGCCATTCCACCCACTAAACAGATACCTATACTTCTACCATTATGAGAAGGTGCATGTGCTCCTGAGTATCCTTCAGGTCTACCTTTTTCATATTGACCATTTCGTTTAATTATAAAATGATAACCTACATCATCCCAACCATTTTGATCTACATGCCACTTTCTAATTTCATTATAGCCAATATCCATAGATGGCTTAGTTGCAGCACAATGAATTATTATTGAATCTGTTTTTTTTCTCAAGTCCATACAGCACTCCTTCTTGGCACTATTCTACACTTTTTTTTATCTAAGTCTACACTCAATATTTGTACTCTAGGGTCTTTGATTCTCGGTACTCTAGAAATAATACTTCCATTCTTTCTACGACCTATATGTTTTACATCAAAATAAGAGCTTCTTAGAGTTTTAGGATCTATTGCAATTATATCTATAGGAGATTGAGTTTGTGAACCTTTATAAACGTAGTAGCCTTGTTCTTGTAACCAGACTACAGCAAAATTTTCACAGAGACAACCTTTATTTTTACTTATCACTAATCTATTAAATGAAGCAATGCTGTACCTAAACCTGTGATTATAAGGCCCGCTGCTCCAACTAATATTTTCTCCAATCTAGCAATTTGATTTGCTAATCCTTCTATTTTATCATGAGTTTGTTTTTGCATAATACGACATAATTTTTCGTGACTGTCTAATCTACTATGCGCTGTATTTGCTGTTTTTTTACTCATCTTTTAACTCTCTCATTTTTTTAAGTGTATCTTCTTTTTTCTTTTTTAAATTAGTTTTTTCAATATTACCTAAAATTACATCTACAGATTTACTTATGTTTTTAGCAACAGGTTCGATTATAGTTCCTTGTGCTAATTCGGCAGCTTCACCAAAATCAAAAACAGGAAGACCAGTATCTGCTAAAGCACTTCCTTTTTGTTCTTCTTTTACACCTAAACCTAAAGTAGTATTTATGGTAGTATATAAACTTTGTTTAGTACCTGCATCATAAGTATTAAATAATCCCATAAATTTTTTATCATTAAGAGCAGGTGCATATTTTGCCATGTATGAATTTTTAAATTTTTCTATAAAGAAATCATAATCAAATAATTCTTTTCCTAATTTTTGATCAAATTGATTTAGAAAAAATATAGCACCTTTAATTAATACGTTTTCATGAGATAAAGGTCCATAAACCATACGTGTAGCTGTTTCTCTCATTTTTGCTTGTGCAGCTTCTGATAAATTACTATTTACATATTTAGGAAAGTTTTGCATTAAATTCATCTGTGCTGCAATTACTTTCATATTTTTAGTTGCAGATTCACCAAACATATTAGTAAAAACTTGTTCATTTTCTACATTACTTAACCAAGTAAAAAACTTTTCGCCATCTAAAGTTTTTCTCATAAGTACAGGATCTTGAGTTTTAAATTGATCAAATATAGTTTTTAAATAATTTGCTTTAATAGATTTGACAGCTTGTTCTCCACCTTCCGATTTAGAAACAGTATTAAAAAAAGTTTTTACTTGTCTAGGAGTATTTGTAGGATCAAGTAAAGCTTGAGAAATTGTATAAAAATTCATATTACTGATGTCTACATTTTTTAAAGTAGGAAAAACATTTTTAGCAATTTGTGAAGTATTTAATTGGCCTGTTACAATTTTTTCTAAAGCTTGTTTACTTTTAGTAACATTAATAAAAGCTCTCATTTCTTTAGGCGAAAATATTTGTTTGTAAGCATTTCCATATTTAGTTAAAAAATCTTTAGTTGGATTTTTAGATGTAGAAGTTGTTACAAAATCAATATACTTGTTATGCATAATAGTTTTTAAAACATCAGAACGGTCTTTAGATAGTCCGCCATCTAAACCTGATTTAATATATTTAAGAGCTTGTATTTGAGATTGACTATTACCAAATAAAGTATCAAACATATCGTTTGAAACCATACCTTTAAATTTAACAACAGGTCCTTTAGTTCCACCAAGTTTGCTAATCATTTCTCCAATGACACCATCTTTAGTCATTCGATTATTTTCTATAAATTTAAATTGTTGTTCTAAAAGATTTTTACCAGAATCAGGCATAGAAGCTTTTGCTTTATTCATTGCTGATCTTAAAGAAGATTGTAACGCTGTTAAATTAGATGAAATTTGTGGATAATAAGCTTTTAATTTTTCAATGTTATCTAAAGCTGACATAACATCTAAAGCTGACATTTTAGAATTAGTCTTAAATTGTGCTTTTAAACCATTCAATGCTACTTTAGCATCTCCTAAATTTTTCAAATCAGTTTCGTTTAATAAATTTTGTTTTGCAAATTTACTAAACTTAGTTATGTCATTTATTGCATCTGTCATTAATTTTGATGGAGAAACTTGTTTAACATTTGTTTTCGGTATAGTTACAGTAACATTACCTAAAATATTATTTAATTGAGAATTTAAATTATTTGATCGTGCAAAATTATTAGTTTGTATATCTCCTATTATTTCAGTAAATACTTTATTAAAATTAGCTTCTTCTGGTTGAATAGCTCCAATGTATTTTTTAGAATAATCTTTCCATTCGTTTACAAATTTTTCTGTAAAATTTTGTTGTTTTATTAAATTAGATGTATATCTTTCATTAGCTATTGCTTGAATTTTTTTATATGCTTCTCCAGTTAAATTTAATTCTGATAATTTAGTTACATCTATTCCTGTAATATCAGATATTAATTTTTTCTGCATATCAAGATTCATTTCACTTATTTTTTTAACTTCATTAATTGCAGATTTTTTTACTTTAGCTTTACCAAAACCTAAGAAAGTATCACCAGTTACAGGACTTGTTGAAAGTTCTTTAGCAGTTTGACCTACAATAGTAGTAGGATCAGTGTTACCTAAATTTTGTTTAATAAATTTATTAGCATCTAATTCGTTTAAACCTAAGCCACCTTGATCTTTAGGCAACATTAGCTGATCTTTCATTTCTTTTAAAAGCTGATCATTATCTAAATTTTTTCCAGCACCTTCTTTGTAAGAATTAACAAAATCTTTTATTATTTTTCTTGATAAAGCACCTTCACCTAAACCTAAACTAGATTTCATAGTTAAGTAAATTCTTTTAGCTTGATTCATTACAGGGAACATTAATTTAGTTGCACCACCTGCAATTCCTCCTAAAACTATAGCTTGTTGCATCATATCCATATCAGTCATATCTTGATTTTGATTATAATAATCTTGACCAATTTTCATTTTAAAATATTCACCAACAGCATTTGTCATACCAGTAGAAAGTGCTACAGCATTAGGTCCACCAGCTGCAGTATAATAACCAGCAACTAAGTCAGCTAAAATTATTGGTATATCAGCAGTAAAACCTTGTACGTCTTTTTTCCATTCGCCTGGCTCATTAAATAATCTATATTGATTATCTCCGCCTAATTCAGTTGGTATTTTAAAGATAGCTCTTTTTTTACCATCAGCAAATTCTTTTAATTGTACATGAACATCTGGTCCTTTATAATTTAAACTATAATATTTTTTCTGTTGATCCTCGGGCAAAGAATAAAGAATTGCATTTTTAATTGCTTTTTCATTATTTCCACCTAAACCAGAAAATGACATAGATATACGAGCATCAGATGGTGCACCTTCGTCTGGATTTATACCTTCAATTTTAAATATATCTTCAGTATCTAAATATTTATTTATATTAGAATAATTTTCTATAATAGAGCTTCTATTTAAAGTTTTAGCAAGTTCAACATCGTCTTGTGCAACTTTCTTTCTTACATCAAAAATAGTATTTTTTGCTAATTCTATATCTACACCTGTAGTATATTTAGAATCCAAATCAGTTTGTGCTCTATTAGCTAAATCAGTTTTAATTTTTAACCAAGTTTCTGGATTTTTATTAGATTTAATTAATTCAACAGCATCATCGTAAGTTGCATACGAGCCATTATCTTTTGTTTTAAACCAGTCTAGAAAATTTAAAATTGTTTCTTCTTCTTTTGTAGCACCTTTAGTTGCCTCTATATTTTTTGATTCGTTTTGTGCTGCTACAATTAATTCTTCTCTTGACATAGTTCATACATATTATAAATCGGGAGCACTACCTAATTCTTTAGTTGCTTCATCAAGTAATTGCTCGTTAGTTTTTTTATCTTTTGAAACTATTGGTGCAGGAGGATCATTATCTCCTCCTTTACCAAAATCAGAAGAAGTAATTTGAGAATATTTATTAAAACCACCTAAGTCTATAGACGCTGCAGCTTCAGCAAGAGCTAAAGGTGAAAAGTCAGGTTCACCTTCTGTATATTTATTATAATCTTGTTGAAAACCTAATGCAGCAGCTTCTTTGTATAATTCATCTTTATTATACTTATTAACTAAATCTGCTCTAATTAAATCAGCTCCTTCTTGATTAAAAGAGCTTTCAAACGATTTGCCTTTTTCTAAACCTTTGCCTATAGCAAATGAATTTAAAAATTCACCTTTATACGCATTTATTTTATTAATAGCATCTTGAGTTCTTAAAGCATAAACAAATGCTAAAGGTGAGTTCTTTTCTGTTGGAAATGTATTTCTTTTAATTTCTACATCTTTATCAGATACAGGTACTAATTGCCCAATATCTCCTAGTACCATAGAATCAATTAATTTACTTACTTGTTGTAAATATGTTGCTTCATCTTGAATTTTATCAAAGAAAGCATTATCTGGTTTTAACGATGCTGGAAGTACATCAGCGAAAGCTTGTAATCCTTTTGGAAATTTAGAATAAATCAAACCAACAGGAATCTGGCCTGATTTAATAATTTCTTCAGCTGTTAGTTTTTTTAGTTGATCAAAGTAAGTTTGATTAGATCCAGCTTTATCTGTAAATTCATATTTTTTAAATAATCTATCGTATAAAGGTTTCATCTGAGCAGTGTTAGCTTTATCTTTATCTATATTTAATTTAAGCATATCTATTAATGCTTTATTTGCGAGTTGATTTTTTTTAGCTTCTGCATCAAGTTTTTTTGCTTCTATTGTATCTCGTTTAGTTTGTATAGCTTCTGATTCTAAAAATCCTTTTTTCTGACCTGCAGCTATCTTACCAACTACAGACTTAGCTTGATTTATAGGAGTAAAAGAAGAAGCTTCTATTACAGTATTAAGACCAGAAAGAAACATAGCTCTCTTTTCTCGGTCATCATATACAGTTTCTAATTTCTTTTCAACACCGTCAGTAAAGCTAGTTAAAGCATCTCCTACACTATTTACAAAACTTTTAAATCCACTATCTTTCTTTTTACCACCATCAGAACCAGTATCATTTTGTTCATCAACTGTAGTTTTATCTATTTCACTTGTTAATGCATTACCGCCTTGTACTTCTATTTTAGAATCAGTAGGTTTAAATTCACTTTCTGATGTAGTTAAGAATCCACTTTTTTTAGCTAAATCAATAGCATCTTTTTCTTGTTTATTTAATTTATCTTCGTCAACTCTTATTTTAGAAGGACCATCTTCTGTTTGTGCAAATAGTATAGCCATTAATTTACCTTTTTAAATTCAACATCTATCTTAGAGTAATCTACCATTAAGTAACCATCATCATTAACAATAGAAGCATAAGGTACTTGATGTGCCATAACACCTTGATAAGTTGTATTGTCACCTTTATATTTAAAGTTATAAATATTTATACCACTAGGAGATTGACCAACTAATTGAATATTCTCTTTAGCTCTAATATCTGACATTGCAGCAAAAGCTTGACCTACACCAGCAATTTGTGCAAATGGACTAGGAGCACCTACTGGTGTTCCAACCATTGCTGATCTTTCTTCTCCATATGTTCTTATAGGTGCACCTGCTAAAGAACCAATCATTGATCTTACTTGTCCACCTTGGAAATCTCTTTCTTCTATAAAATCTCTAAATGCTTCTGTAAGTTCAGCTTGTTCAATTCCTCTGCTTAACGCACCAGCTTGTCCTAAACCTTGTGCAGCACCAGCAAGTCCTGCTAATTGTGCTTGCGCTGATTGTAATTGTGCTGCTCTATCTGCAGCAAATCTTTGTGCACCTGATTCAAAACCAGCTTGTCTTAATCTTGATGAAGTATCGGCAACTTGATCTAAAAATCGTTCTCTACCTAAAACTCTTTCTACACCTTCTCTAGATCCACCAAAAGCTCCTGCTCCTATTGCTCTTGCTGCCATTCCTCTTTCTTGTTGTGCAAAAGCTTCTCCTAAATCTGATATAGTTGATTGAATTACATTATTCGTATAAGGATTCATATACTGTTGTGCAGTTGCTGTGTCAAATGTTTGTGCTCCTATTTGAGCTAATTGACCTGCTTGTGGTAAAATTTGATTACTAAATACATTAGCAACTTGTTGTTCTTGCGGAGAAAGTTGTGCTACACGTTGACCTTGATAAGCTTGGTAAGGTTCTGAAAATACATTTTCAGCACGTCTTAAAGTACGTTCTTGAATTTCTTTAAAATATTCTGGTATTTGCGAAGTAACTGTTTGTTGACTTGGCGCTTGTACAACTGTTGTTGATGGTTTAAAAAGACTACCCATTGATAATATATGTTCCTCCGATATTTTTATAACCTAATTTAATAAAGGCGTTATGTTTTCTTTCAACGTCTTTACCTTGTGTTATTTCGCATAAAGCAGTTAATTTTTTACTTTGTGCGTATTCTTTAAAAACTAACATCATAGCCCTAAAGATATGAAAATTACGATATTTAGGATTAACATGAAGCCATAGACTTCTTAGAAATCTTTTGTCGCTATACCATGTTTCGTCTACAGCGGCAGCCATAGTTCCTACAATAACATTTTCATATTCTACTACTATAACAAAACTATTCTTAATGTAAAATACAATATGATCTAATAATTTCTTATTATTTACGTTTCCAAAGTTGTATGGTGATTCTGGAAGCCACGTTTTAAGCAATTCTCGTACACGTACAGCATCATCAATACGAGCTTGTCTTATTTTATATTTATCTTTTTCCATCTGGTCTAATTTGGATTCTTAATGTACCAAAACGCCAATTACTACCTAATTCTGTACTTTCTATTTTTACAGAAGATTGTCTTCCTCTTATTCTAGAATTATAAAAATTAGTGGTATTTGAAACTGTTATTGCTTCTCCTTGAGTTTTAGAACTATTAGGATAATCCCGGGTACTTAAAGTAATTACAGCATTTCCTGTTTGGTTTTTAAAATCAGGAATAACTTTATTTATAAAACTAAAATTTTCACCATCAGCTATATCTCCATCTCCAGATTCAATAAAAGAAGTCATACTTACACCATCAGCATCAACACCTTCTTCGTGTCTATAAATTAAACTTCTACCTTTAGTTAATCCGTTTATTGTAGAATAAGTATTGTTAGTTGCATTAGGTAAATACTCTGTAGCTAAAGGATTTAGTTCAACACCATTATCTTGATATGTACTTCTAGGCAAATTACCAAAATACCAACTATTTTCTAAATAATTATAAATAACATATCTATCTATTTGATCTGAACTGCTTGAACAATAATACCATACTATTTCTGAAAAATTTGAAGTTTGACCTGCATATACCTGACTATACTGATTTTTATTAATATCATTAAATACATAATTTAAAACACTACAAGGTATTTCTTGTACTGCACCAGCATATCTAAAAAATTGTCCATCTGACATCCAATAAGCAATATCATCTACTACTATAGCACTGTTCATACCAACAGATCCACAATCATTACCAAGTTGTCTAAATCCAAAAATAAAAGGTGGACCGATAAATGACATAGAGTGCATTGTAGTATCTGTCCATATCAAAATTGTACCTTTAGCAGGTCTAGCACATCTAATTTCACTTCCACCTGCTATTCTTTGAGAACCAGCTGAGTTAGTAACATTAGGTTGAAAAGAATTAAAATTTTCTTGATCACTAAATCTAATAAACATTTTATCTTGAGTTGAAGGTGTACCTATTGTAGTTTCTGTACCCATAAGAATTAAATGTCGTGTTTCTGTTGACACTACTGATAATGTACTCGTTGTAGGTGCATTTGAAATTACTGAAGCAGGATTATCAGTTAAACCATCTGAAGTATTCCAGAGATAAGTAGATCCATCTCTTGCTGTTATTATTAAATCTTCTCCCCAATTATTCATAGACCATTGTCTCATATCTAAAGTTACATTAGACGTAGTTCTTGGTTGATTCCAAGCTAAAGCATTCCATGTACCAGTATTCCAACCAAAGCCAAATGTTTGTTTATCTGGACCAACTGAAATTTGATATGATATATTACAATTACCAGTTGCAGTTACATTAGCATTTGCAGTTGCACTAGATTGAATTGTATAAGCATCAGCGTTAGTAATTTCAATAATTTCATACTCTGCGTCCATAGCAGTATTAGAAATACCACCTATGTTTGTTGGTACTGTATTTGAAATAGTTATAAAATCTCCTAATTGAGCTCCATGAGTAGAATGATTTACAATAACATTAGAGCTACCCGAAGTTGTATTAAATACAGTTGTTAAAGCATTTGATTGTCTAATAGGAGTTATATCAGCATTATCTCCTGATCTATAAACATAAACTTTCCTATCTGTTCCAAGACCTTCGTATCTATTACCAGTATTATCAAACCATTGATGTAAAGCTCGACCTACTCCAACATAATAGTCTTGACTGAATTTTTCCCATCCACCTATTTTTTGAGGTAGACCTTTTCTAAATCTTACTTTATCGCAATTTGTCCATCTACCTTCGGCACCAGTTTCGGTATTCTCTGTATCTAATCCAGGTATAAAATTTAATCGAGTTAATGGCATAATTAAACAATATTATACACAAGAATAAAATAAAATCTACCAGACTTTGATATTATATCTTGTACTGGCCAACTGTTTCGCCATTATTTATTATTTCTCCATAAGGGCCTCTTAAAATTGTGTCAAATGCAATAGATATTCTAGGTTTAGCTTTTAAATTTTTATCTACATAATGATATAAATATGATGGAAAAAAAATAATTTTATCTTTTTCGCTTTCGACAGAAATAACATTACTATTTATTTGATTATAATTTTCTATTATAGGAAGATTAGGTAAAGCATATGGTCTTAAAAGTTTTAAAGATGGATAGTCATTTCTTTCTCCATCTAACCAAATAACTCCACTAATAAATGTATTCTGATGATTATGAGGAGGATGATATCTATTTTTTTCATTTGAATTTAACCACATAGATACTACGTCAACTTTATATCCTTTTCGTGCTTTATAATATTGTTCAGAAAGTCTTAATACTGATATTTTAATTTTTTTAACAAGCTCTTTAAAATAAGGCTCTTTTTGTAAATTTATTGTTTGTCCACCTTTAGATTTGTAATATTTAGTTTTTCTAATATTTAATTCATTAGATATACCATTATATTTTGTTACAAATGTAGGAATCATAAAATGTGCTCCAATATGTGCAAATAAATGGTGGTGTTTATGAAGAGGTACGTTATGTATTATTTGTTTCTTTTTTCTAGGCATGCTTAAACTCCATTGGTAATCCTAACATTGGTCTTTTATCAAATTGAAAATCTTTGTTTTTAGAATCATTATAATGTAAAAATACTTGTGCACATTCATTACCTTTAAATGGTTTTCTCCAGTGTTCAAGTTCGCAACCAGCATAAATTAACATGTCTCCTATTTTTAAATCTACTTTTATATTTGGCTCTAAATATATAGACCAAGGATCTCCTCCTAAAAATAAAGTTGTAGATATAGCACAACTAGGTCTATCTTTATGTTTAATTAATTCATCACCTTTTTTATACAACCTACAATAACTATAAGTAGGTATAACATCAATTTTAGTTTTATTTTTTACTGTAGATATTAATTCTGCTAATAAAGTTTCCATTAAAATATCAGAATAATGAGAATAACTGTTTGGTATCTGTTTATCTTTATAAGTTCCAAAATGATTAAGCTGTAATCCTTTTTCATTACATTTATTAAATACTTCTCTTTTTAATAAAAGATAATGATAAGCTACGTTTGCAATTACTTCTGGTACAGCTTTTCTAACAACTAAATATTTATTTTTTTTAAAACTCATTTAAAAGGTGGTCCTATATACCATAATACTAAACTTTTTCTAGTTCCTTTTGTTACTGGTGTTACTCTATGCCATACATAAGATGGAAAAACTATTAAATCACCTTGATTAGTTAATTCTGTAACTTTTCTAATATTCTTACCTTTCTTATTATTTCTAAAATCAAATTCAAAATCTCCACCTTCATATTCACTTGTATCATTTAAAAGTAAAGTACAACTTAGTTTTCTTGTCTTACCATTAAAATTCTTATCATCACTTTCATACATTTCATCTGGTTGATCACAATGCCAATCGTAGTGTTGATTTTTTCTATATATAGTATATTGAGCTTCTTCTACCCAATCAAACTCATAGTTCCAATTAGCTGATTCATTTGCTTTTCTTACATAATATAAAAGTTCATCATAAATAGTTTGATCTGAAAAAAATTTTATATCTGAATTTCTTTTTTTAAATAATTTTTCTTTTTCTTTTTTAGGGTTATCTATTCCTGATATAGTTCCTTTTATTGGTTTTATCTTTTTTACAATACCCTCAATCTTTTTACAAAAAGATTTATTGACAGCATTTTTAAAATACCAATATCCATTTTTATATAACATCTAATCTAAATCCCAACTTATAATTATCCTGTCTTTCAATTTATTATTTTTTAATTCTACTTTATGTAATAAATATGATCTAAAAATTAATAACATACCTTCAACAGGTTTGTAAAAACATTCAGTAAAAGAATGATCTTTTTGTAAGTATTCTTTATTATCATTTGCTGTAATATTAAAAGGATTTTTCATATCTACTGGTACTGGAGAATGAAAAACAACTCTTGAATCTTCTGGATCACTTTGTAAATAATAAATAACAGATATAGTTCTTCCTAAATGTACATGTGTATCATTATGATTATTTTCTTTATACCAATGAAACCATGATTCAACTGGTTTTACTTTTTTTGGAAAACCATAAAAATTAGTATATTCATTTACTCTATTTTGAATCCATAAATTTAAATTTTTTAATTTTTTATCTTTATGGCAAGAATGAAGAAAAAAGCTAGATTCACCTGTAGATTTAGGACATTTAGATTTAACAGTTTCTAGATTTTTAATAATACTAGAAGCATCTTTTTTATGATCTTTATAAAAAGATACACCTATTAGAGTAGGAAACCATGCGTCTATTTTAAGTTCGTTAAATCCTGAATCAAATTTATACATATCTAAAATTAATATTTACAACTTTTCTTAAATTATTTTTAATCGGATTACTTGAAGCGTGATACAAATCACCATCAAATAATAATACTTTTCCTGCTTCTGGTTTAATCTTTTTTAATTTGTTATTGTTATAAATAACTGTATCTCCATCAGAATTATTTATGTAATAAATAGCAGTTTTAAAATTTAAATCTTTATTATCATCTATATGAAAATTATTTATAGTTTTATTTTGTTTTTTAAATAATAAATTTACTTTCATTCTTAAAAGTTCCACATCTTTTTTTATCATTTTATTTACTATTTCTTGAAACAAATTATAAAATTCATTAAAATACACAGATTTTTGTCTAGTGTTTACTTTATATAAAACATGTACTAATTGAAAAGTATCTGTAGATTTATATTTTTTATTTAATTTTTCTTCAAAACCTGTTCCTAAATGTTTGGTTTCACTATAACTTTCATTAAATAAAGTCCAAGGAAAAATTTCTGAAGAAACTATATTGTTAATGTTTTCTACCGTTTCTTTTTTTATTATATTTGTTTTTTGTATTATCATTACTAAAACTTGTTTTAATAGCATTAATTCTTTGAATTGGAAAAAAGGAAGAGCTTCGTATTTGTCTTACAAAAAAAACTAAAGTAAGTCTTTCTTTTTGACCAGTATAAAATGAATTACATTTATGATAATCATTTCCATTATAAGTTATTAATCTATTATAAATATTGTTAAATCTTACTGATTCGTTATAATTACTATTAACATCATTAAGTAAATTTTCGTATTCAATTAAATCTTTTTTAGTTAGCTTTTCTATAGGTTTTTTATATATTTTTTTCTTTCTATTAGCAAAAGCTGAAGTTATTTTTTTATAGTCTTTTTGAAATTTTTTTGGAAAAAATATAGATGTGCCTGACTCTATATTAGCATTTTTAGTAAGATAAATTAAACCAACCATTGGATAATCTCCATCTTGATGTATCATTCCTGTATTTAATGTACTTGTTTTATTTTTTAAATCATATGGATAAGTTTTTTGAAAATACATTTCTACATTATCCCAAGTTACATTAGCAAATCTATAATCAAAGAATGTAGAAAATATTTTTTGTAATATACTATTAAATAAATTTTTATCAATTAAATGTAAGCCTTGAGTCCTTAAACCTGGCCAATATCCTTTAGGTCCTATTGTAAAATCTAATGTATTAGCAAATTTTACAATTTCATCAGGACTTTCAAAAAAATTATCTACAAATTGAGTTTGAAAAAATTTTTCCATTCTCTCTTTGTAAACAGTATTTATAAATGTAAAACAAATATTTATTTTTGAAATTGATACTTAATGATTACTGTTCCAGAACCACCAGATGAACCACTAGGTGAATCACATGCGCCACCTGCGCCACCACCTAAACCATTAGTACCGTTTCCAGGTGAACCACCAACACCAGAAGATCCAGGGCCTCCGCCACCAGAACCACCAGAACCGCCTCCGCCATTTTGGTGAGAGCCTCCGCCGCCACCTGCGTAAGTAGTTGAGTTTCCAGGCCATGATTTTCCACTGCCTCCACCCATTTGACCGCCGCCGCCTCCAGCTCCGCCGCCACCACCTGATCTCGTATTAGGAGAACCAGATCCGCCAGAGTTACCGAATCCACTTAATCCACCAGAGTTACCTTGGTTAGAGCTACCGCCCCCTCCTCTTGCTCCGCCTCCGCCTGAGCCGCCGTTACCTCCAGTTCCACCACCTTGACCTCCGCCTCCACCAGATCCACCGCCATTTGCAGTAGCTCCGTTGAAAGTAGAAGGTGAACCTGCTTGTCCGTTAGAATTACCATTGTTATTAGTATTACCGCCGTTACCGACACCAACAGGATAAGATCCTTCTGTTAAATTTGTAAATGTTCCTTGAAGATAACCGCCAGCACCACCTGCACCGCCGTTACCTCCACCATCACCTCCGCCGCCGCCTCCAGCGACAACTAAAACTTCAACAGGATAATCACCTGGGTTTGTATATTCTTGAGTTACAGAGAATGTACCTGATGATGTAAATGTATGTATTTTAAAACTTCCTGAAGTAGATATAGATCCACCTGTAGCTACCATAAATTTTTCACCAGCTCCTTGAAATCCAAATCCTCTTGCTGATCCTCCTCCTCTTGTTCCTAATAATGGCATATTATTCTCCTATTCTCCCTGAAAAAACTTCATTATCTGGATCCCCTGAAGTTTCGTCATATGTTGAACCTGTATAAAAATTTGATTCTGGTAATTCCCATGATTGATTTTCTTCATTCCAAATCCATTTAGTAGTATTATTTGGTTTTGCAACAGGAGGATTCCAATCTAAATTACTATCTAGAATCCATGAATCATGTGGTTTTTTTTGATAAAATTGTGACGTTTCAGCATGCCAATTATCTCCTATACCTGGTTGAATTTTTCTAACATCACCTCGACCTTCTTGATACATACCAGCCCATTTCCAAGTACCTGTAGTTTGTCTTATTGAATTTGCAAAAGAAGTTGTTATAGAATCACTTAAACCATTTTCATCAGAAATATCTGCTTCATCTACAATAATAGCATCAACTACAACATTATTTTCATCAATTTGAGCAGCAACATATAACATACTGTTTTTATTTCTCCTTATTTCTTCTAAGTTTAAGTTTGAATAATAATTCAACAAACTCATTCATATTATGCAAACTGTGTTTGAGCAGCGAATACTGTAAAAGAAGCATCTCCAGTTTTAAATATTGTATAAGAATAAACATCAACTGAACTTGCGTTTCCAGCATCTGGTGCAGAACCACCTTGCCATTCTGGAGTAATACTTGATCCATCAATAGTAACTGCATTGTTATAATAAGCTGATGAACCTTGTGTAACTAAGTGAGCAATTGTTATTGATTCACCAGTATCCATAATAGCATTTAAAGCATTCGAACTATCGCCTCTGATATTTAAAGTGTAATTACCTGAAGCATTAGTTGTAAAATATAAAACTGCTTGTGTAAGAACATCAAAATTAACTGTTCCAGTTGCTGCAGTTGCAGATACAGTTGCTTTTTCTGCTAATTGTTGAATTTTACCACCACCGTTAAATGTAACTCTTCCAGCAACTCCATTTGTAGATAATAATAAATCAGAGTTAGCTGTTGTTGAAGCAATATTTGGTGCAGAACCAGCTAAAGTAATTGTATTAGCTGTTGCATTCATATTTGTTCCAGAAACATTTCCAGTTGAAATAACTGCAGATCCATTTATATTTGTACCTGCTACGTTTCCAGATGAAGTTACAGATGTCATTGCAACATCTCCTAAATCTGCCATTACATCAAACATCGTAGAGCCATTTGTATATACAATTGTTTTAGCACCTTGTTTAAGTGTAATTGCATTTGCAGCGTGACCAGTGTTTGCGAATTTTAATGTTTGTGATCCTGAAGTATTATTAAATACAGTATAGTGTTGTTCTACTGCATCAGTAAATACATGAATGTCTCCAGTTAAAGCACCAGTAAATTCTAATACTGCGTTATGTACTTGATCATCAGTAGCATCATCATCTGTATTACTTGTAGAGTTATTAGATGTTAATGTAACATTTGCAGATCCAGCAACACTTACTGCTTGATATCCAGCAACAGAAGCATCAACTCTATTAAAAACATAATTTACTAAATTTCCCCAGTTTCCAGAGTTTTCTCCTGAAGCTTGTCTCTCTAATTTTAATCTTGATGTAAAACTTGATGCCATAATTTTTTATACTCCATATTTTAAATAATGTAAATAATATATATTTGTTAATATTTGTCTAGTGAATATTAGTCCAATTTTCAGTAATATTACCAGTAATAGGATCCCAAAATTTAAGACTTGTAACATTAGCATTTATTTGATTTCCATCTATTGATAAGAAATTTTGCGAATTAGGCACTATAGAAGTTGAGCTTATTGTTACTCCATTTCCAGTAATTGTTAGTATTTGAGCTGAACTAATATTTATTGTATTAGCAGATCCTGTTAATTCTTCTCCAGTAACAGGTATAAAGTTTTCTGATGTAGTAGTTACATCACCAATATTTATTTGTAACTCTTGACCTGTAATACTAAAGAAAGAAGCACTACCTGTAGTTATGTTACTTACTTCAACATTTGCTTCAAAAGTAGGTGTATTTATTGTAATAGAACCACCTGCTTGTACAGCAAAACTATCTACTGTTGCAGCAACTAAAGGCTCACCATCAATAGATATAAAGTTATTTGTATTTAATGTAATATTACCTTTCGAAATTGTTAAATTTTCACCACTAATAACTATGTCTGAATTACCTGTAATTGATGATAAATTATTTAAAGATGAAGTTAATTCTTGACCATCTTCTATAAATACAGTTCCAGAACCAGTTACAATAGAAGTTAAATCTGTATTCCAAGGACCGTTGTTCCATTCATCTCTACCCCAACCAGTACCTGCATTTAAATTAACTGATAATTGTTGACCAGATATTATTGCACCTGTACCTTCTCCAATAACAACAGTATTAGATGTAATATTTAATTGTTGACCAGTTATTAAATTAACAGAACCAGCTTGAGCATTTACATTATTTATTAATGATGATAATGCTCGTCCTGTTAAAGGAGTTAATGATGTTCCTGTAGAAGTTGCACTTCCATTAGAAATATTACTTTGATTTCCAGTTATGGTAACTCTAGCATCAGGTCCACTATTCCAAGGAAAAGTGTTCCAAGCCTGTCTACCCCAACCTGATCTTATATCAGCATCAACTGTTATAGTTCCTAATGAAGCAGTAAGTTGTTGCCCTGCAAGAGTAGCTCCTGAAAAGGCATTATTCCAGGTACCTAAATTCCAATCACCACTGTTCCATGCTGATGCCATAAGGAATTATCTCCTTATGCTATTCTTATCAAACCGTTACTTGCGTCAGCGTTAGGAAACTGTAACTCAAATGTACCGTTAGTAGAAGTTTTTACACCACCAAAATCTAATACTGCAATAGAAGAATTACTATTGTTAGCATTATAAATTAATGCAGCTTGAGCAGAAATTGTTGCATTTGCAAATGAAACATTATCAGCATCAAAGATAGCTGTTGTACCATCAGTTGAAATTGCAACATTTGTTAGTGTTGCACCACCAGTAGTGTAGTTTGTTCCACTGCTAGATATTTCATTAGCTGTAATATATGCAGTAGTGTTTTGATTAAGAGTTGCAGTGTTGTCGTAAAGTGCACACTTTAATGTCTGAGCTTCTAAGTTTCCGCCAGGCGACATTAAGTCTTGCTTAAACGACACTGTAATCGCTTGAGATATTGCCATGTTTATTGTCCTCCAGTTAATGTATTTTCGCCTAGTGGACTACCAGGAAACTTATAGTCAGTTCTTCTGTTTCTACGAGCTTCATTATTGATAGCAGCCACACTTTCGACATACTTTTGTTTGTATATATTATAGTCTTCCATGTTCTTTGTAAAGAGATTTGCTTCAGATAAACAACCATATAAAAGAGCATCAGAAGCATTTTCAGTATACCAATTTGTTGTATTAGTATTTGATAGAGGATTTATTCTACCTTGATATCCAAGTTCTATAGTATATTCAGCATCTGGTGTCGGAGCTATATACAATGTATTATCATCAAAATTAGAAAAATATCTAGGTGTTGATGTAATAGAAGCATTAGGCCAGTATTCTTGAACATACTCTAAAGGTTTAATTTCTAAAAATTGTCTTTCGTTATTAACAATAATATTAACATAATTTAATAACATTGGTGCTATTGCTGTTGGCAAAGTAATAAATCTATCTCCAACACTTGTACTTGAATTTACATTTTGATTAAAACCAGTTGGATCAATTTCTCTTGATAATTTATTTTGTGTATTACCAATAAATGTATCTAATTGATTAGTAAAATCAGTTCCAGTATTTTCAGCCCAAGTTTGTATATCAGTCTTTAGACTGCTGTATGTCATCGGCATTTTTATTTACTCCTTCTACATCAAATTTAGTCCATACATTTCCTCTAAATGGATATGTTCCATAATGAGTAAGTGGACTTATTACATCAGCAAAGATTTTACCACCAATTTTTTGCCATAATCTGCAAAAAGCATAATCTTCTGATAAATATCTATTACTTTTTTCATCAATAATACAGTCAAAAAATGCATAACAATTATCACTACTAAACCTTTCATTATTTATTATTTGATCAGATGTATATTTTAAATTTGCGTAAGCTTCTTTCATTTTATAAAAGACTTCTTTTTTAATACACATAAAACCAGTAGCAGCATCTAAAACTTCAGTAAATCCATTTTTTACTTTAATATTAGTTGGATGTGCAAAATTTAAATTATATCCTAAAGATTTTGCTTCAATATTTTCTTCACCTGTTTCTTTAATAAATTTAGGAATAGATTTCCAATCTATAGATTTTCTTGGATAAATACCAGCAGATACATCATAATCTGATTCAACTAATCTAATTACATTTTCTGCACTAAAACCTATATCGCTATCTATAAATAATAAATGTGTAAATCTATCTGGATCTTTTTTATCAAAATCTAAAAATTGAGTAACTAAAGTATTTCTAGCTCTAGTAATTAAACTTTCATTACCCATAGTATTTAAATGTACTTGAATTCCTTTTTGTTGAGCTTTTACTGTTGTACTTAAAATTCCGTGTAAATAAGCTTCAGTAAGTTGACCGCCATAACAAGGTGTAGCAATCATAACACCATATTTTTTTTCTATGTTCATGTTACTACTGTAACACTTCCTAATGCAGTTGATAACAAATTTGTGCTTGCTTGTGCTATTCCAATAGCTGGTATAGATCCTGTTGATGGAAAGATTATATTTATTTGATCTGGTACACCACCTGTTACTGATAAGTTTGCTTGTGGTCTAGCATCTTGTAAGGACTCTGCATCAGTAAAATATGTTAAATCTAATTGTGGTTGTTTAGGTTCAAATTCAGAATTATGTACAAATGATCCATTCCATTCAAAAACCATTTCTTGATATGGAAATTCTAAACCTGATCTATCTGATATAGCTCTAGCATATTTACCACCACTAAATTTATTATGTGGTGCTCTATGTGGTCTTGTACTTCTATCACCTAATTTATTTGCCATTATGTATAAAATCTATTAGTTGTTGCAGGTAAAATTCTTGTAGATGGTGTATCATCACCAGCAACTAATCTTGTGTAAGCTTGTTCGTAATCTGCTTTTAATTCCATTCTTTGTGCTTGATCTATGTTAACTCTTTTTTTAGAAAGATAATATGCAAGACCTGCACACATACATTCAAAAGCTCTAAATGGAATATCAAAATTTTGTTGTACTCCATCTACAGTAGAAGCAGTTACATCTTGTATTTTTCTCATTCTATAATATCTTAATGTGTATGCTTTATCTGGAGCAGGATAAATTTTAATTACAGGTGTGTTTAACCTTTGTAAATAAAATTGTGTCGGTCTTGATTGTAATGTTTTATTTGATATTGCAGCATAATCATTTAAACCTAATCTAGTCATAGAATATTCTGTTCCATCACTATCTACGATGTTCGCATTTATTATGTCTACTAAATCATAATCTAAAGTATATTCAGTAGTTCCTTGTGCAACTGCTTGATCTTTTAACTCTACTGTCCATTGATTATAACCTCTGTTAGCCCAATCGCTAAACATTATATTTAAACTTCTACGTGCAGAACGCACATCATAACCTAAAATAGGATCACCTCCTATTCTATCAAATGCTTCTTGTATACAGTCATTAACTGTAAGATTAAAAGTTGCTGTATTCGATGTAGCCATTATGCAAAAAATACTGTTACGCCACTAGCACCATTTGCAGAAATATTAATTTTTAAGTTTGTCTCAAATTTTACACCTTCGTCTGGTAAACTTATATTAATAGGTCCACTATCT